CCGAAACTTATGACTTACTAGCGTTTTGGGATGACCAAAAACCAGAAAGCTCTAAACAATTTTATATACCTGAACCGCCTTATCGTATAAATCGAACTAAAGATAACCCCGCTGGGTTGTTTATACCAGGATATATGCTATTAGAAGAAAAGTTTAGGGATGAGAATGGTAATTCTAAAGTGGATGAAGCTATAGCATTTATTCAAGAAACTAGGGAAACAAAAAAGAAAGGTAAAGATATTACAGCCTATACTAAGTATGTCCAATTTTACCCGTTGACTATAGCTGAAGTATTTATGGCATCTAATCAAAATATTTTTCCTGTGGGTTTATTACAGGAACAAATAGAAAGGATTATGATGAGTGAGGTACTAAAAAACATAGGTATTCGAGGTGAATTGGTAATTACTAATGGAGAAATAGAATTTAGGCCTAATCCTGAACTACGTGAAGCAGATTTTCCAATTAATAAAAGCAGAAGTAACAAAGGCTGTATTGTTATCTATGAAGAACCTTATAAAGTAAATAAAAAAGTACCAGATTTTTTATATATTGCTGGTACTGACCCTTACGCACAGGATCAAGCAGACAGTTCTCCATCTTTGGGTTCAACATTTATCTATAAAAGATTTTATACCTATGGAGAAATACACGATACTATAGTAGCAGAATACACAGGAAGACCGGATACAGCAGAAGAGTATTATGATAATGTACGTAAACTGTTACTGTACTATAATGCTAAATGTCTGTACGAAAATAATATTCCAGGGATGAAGCAGTACTTTGAGACTAAGAACGCATTAATGCTACTTGCTAAACAACCTAAGATTGTTAAAGACATTATAATGGACTCTCGTGTAGAGCGTACTTATGGTATTAACATGTCTGGAAAAATGAAGTCTTTTCTTTTAGAGGCAATTAAAAGTTGGTTACTAGAAGAATATGCCCCTAATAAGTATAATTTGGAAAAGATTTATTCTGTAAATTTGCTTAAAGAGTTGATTAATTACAATCCAGACGGTAACTTTGACCGCGTTATCGCGTTTGGTTTGTGTTTAATTCAGGACTTGGAGTGGCACAAAAGAAACCCAAAAGATGAAACCAAAGAGGTTGTAGACCCATTTAGGGCATTGACAAAATACTACGGATTTAGACAACTGGGAACATGATTTCATCGGGGGCAGCAACATCAGGGCAGTTTAGATTTCCACCACAGAACCTAACTATTGCACAAAAGAAACAGCAATACGGAGGGGAATATGAGTGGGGGGTAGCTACAATTAAGGCAATCGATCAAATTGTCTTAAACCGTGATGGAATGTACTCAACTATTCCGTACTACACAAAAAATATAATGACGGAGAATATAAATCTTGTTCGTCATGGGGTATTTAACATCGAAAACTTTAAACGGTTATTAGAGCCATATGGAAGTAATGTTTCTTTAGAGTTTCCGGTAGAATTAGAACACTTCCCGATCATTAACAAAAAGATTGAATTACTGCGTGGCGAAGAAATAAGTCGCCCATTTAATATATCAGTAATTAATTCTACCGATGATGCTCTAAACACATTCCAAGAAGAGAGAGCATCAATGATTTATCAGCTTCTACAAGAAACTTTTGTAGCTATTTATAAATCACGACAAAATTTAGAAGCTAACGATACAGATGTATTAGCAGCTATTCAACAACAATTTGAGAAAAAACTAAAAGAAATTGAAAAGTATGCTGAGTTTTCTTATTCCGACCACTTAGAGTCAGTAGCTAATTCACTACTAAAATACTTTATACATAGTCAAGATTTAACTACCCTGTTTAATCGTAATTTTTTTAATTACCTTTGTACAGGGTCTGAAATTTATTGTGTGGAAATATTGGATAATGAACCACACGTTCGGATAGTTGACCCACGATATTTTGATTATGATTCTCCGTCTTTTGAAGATTTTATTGATAATTCTGCATGGTGTAGAGAATTAGAATATATCACAGCTGCAGAAATATATGAGCGGTATTATGACTACCTTACTGATGATGATGTAGAGTTAATTGAGGCTACAAAAAATTATACTTACAATTCACTAGATTTAGGGTATTCAGGAGGCGAGTTTATAGAACATGGGGCAGGGACAAATACTAGTTTAATCCGGGTAGGTCATTATGAATGGAAGTCTTTGAAAAAAGTTCGGGTACTTACAACCTACGACGAAAATGGTATAGAATATAAAGAAATTCTAGACCCTAAGTATAAAAAACAACCTGACGATATTATAGAAGTTAAATGGATTAGTGAACGTTGGGAAGGAATTAGAATAGGTTTGGACGTATTTATCAAAGTACAACCTATACCAGACCAATATACCTCTCTAGAAAATTTATCTAAATCTCAAAGTAGATATATAGGGCTAAAAGCTGGGTTTAGCATGGTAGATAAACTGAAAAAATATCAGTATCTTTACAATGTAACCATGTTCCAGCTAAAGTTGATGATGTCTAGAAATAAAGGTAGGGGATTCGTAATAGATATGGCTCAAATACCTAAAACTAGTGGATGGACCATTGAAAAATGGTTATTTTACCTTGACCAGTTTGGTATTAGTGTAATAAATTCTGCAGAGTTGGATGCTAATGGGGATAGAAGTACGTTTAACCAGTTTTCTTCTATTGATCGTAGTACAGGGGATCAAATACAATTCTTAGTAGCTCAGCTAGAGTTTATAAAGAACGAAATGTCTGAGATTAGTGGGATCACTAATCAAAGAGAAGGTAATATATCTGCTTCTGAGACTTATGGTGGAATAGAACGATCAGTTACACAATCCTCAGCTATTACAGAAAGTTTATTTTGGTTGCACACACAGGCTAAGAAAAAAGTATTACAAAGATTGCTAGATATAGCAAAAAGTTGTTATAAACCGGGTAAAAAGCTATCTTTTATACTCGGTAATAAATCTAGAACAGTTCTAGAAATACCAGAAGACTTTTCATTAGGGGAGTTTGGTGTTTATGTAGCCGACAGTGGTGACGAAGCTAAAATGATTACCGAGTTACTTCAATTAGCCCAGGTTGCATTACAGCAAAAAGAAATTACACTTGATAAATATATTGAAGCACGATCTACTAAATCAATAGCAGCTATGTCTGCTATATTTAAGGAAGCTGCTGCAGAAACTAATGAGCGAGCTAACCAACAAAACGTAGCTAATCAACAGCAATTACAACAACAAGCGGAGCTAAACAAGCAAGCTATCGATCAGGAGTATGCTAAGAAAATGGAGATTGAAAAGCTAAAATCAGAAACCTCTATTGAGGTGGCTAAAATTGCAGCCGAATCCAGAGTATTATCGTTCCGTACTGACCTCGATGCCGACATTAATGATAATGGAATTGCTGACGTAGTAGAGTTAGACAAACTAAAACTCGAACGGGAACGATTAGACAGGGAAACCGCGTTAAAGTCTCGTGAGTTAGACATAAAAGAAAAGGATATAGAAGGTAAAAAAAGTTAGAAGCTATAAAAGTACAGTCCGAAAGAGCTAAACCGACATGGAATTAGAAAAACTGTCAGCTGAAACAGAGGCAAGTGTAATAAAAGCTAAAACTCAAGCTATGTATCCACACCCTAATGTTAATAATCAATCACAACAATAAAGACTATGGGATTAGATATTTTCAACTTTAATTTAGATCAATCTGACGATATTGATCTTGAAGAACAAGAAAAAGAGCCGGAAAAAAGTGTTGAATTACCGGATGATGTAACACCATCGGAAGACTTAGATTCTTCTCCGAAGAAAAAGGGCGATAAGTCAGATACTGAAGACTCAGAACCAAGCGGTAAGTTTACTGGTTTAGGTATTTTTGATGCCCCAAAATCAGAAGACACACCCGAAGATTCGGATGATTTCGAGGACCCTGCTTATTTGTATCTGGAAAGTTTTTTTGACGAAGCTGGGTGGGAGTTAGAAGAAGCGGAGAAAAAGGTATTCCAAGAAGCGGGAGGCGGGTTAAAAGGGCTTCATGCAGTAATGGACATGATTATTGAAGATCGCGTTGCGTCGGAGTTTGCCAGCCCCGAAGTGTTTCAATTAAATGAGTGGGTAAAAAATGGTGGAAACGTTCAAGACTTTTTTAATCAGGTCATTAGTCCACAAGAATATGATTATTCTAAATTGGATACTAAAGATTTAGGTACTCAAAAGTGGGTGTTAAAGGAATACTACACTAAAGTTAAGGGACTCTCTGAAAAGAAAGCAATAAAGTTAATAGAGGCTGTTGAAGAAGAAGGGGAACTACAAGCTGAAACTGAATCAATCATTTCAGACTTATCAGAAAAACAGGAGCAAAGAAAAGCAGCAGCTTTAGCTGAAAAAAAGAAGGAACAAGAGCGAATAAAACAAGCTAATGAAGCAGCTATAAAGCAAACTTTAGCTTTTATTGATTCAGCAACTAAACAAGAATTAGGGGTAACATTTAACAATGCTCAGAAAGAGAACTTCAAAAATTTCTTATTTAATGTTAATCCTAAGACTGGAAGAACCCCGTATCAAGAAAAGTTAGCTAAAGAACCAAATTTACAGCTTAAATTAGCAGCTTTGGTATTTTCTGGGGTTACTGAAGGTAAATTAAATAAGCTGATTGAAACTGACGCAACGGACAAAGTACTGAAAGCACTCCAAAACAGTGGTAAAAACAAACCTAAAAAATAAATTAAGTAACTAGTACTAGTATGTTACAAACACAATTTCTTAATGAGAAGTACTGGGATGGTACAATGACAGACAGCAACTCTTTAGCTGCCGCTCAGTACACTAAACCAGAAATGAATGATGTGTTAATTTTAGCAAATAACCGCGATGAACGGGGAAACTTAGATGGTTATAGTATCATTCAGTTAATAAGCCAAGGAATATCTGGTGTAACTTACACCGATAAGCTACTCAGTAATAATGAGTACCAGTGGCATGTGGATTCCGGTCAAACACTTCGCCCTATTCCGATTACTGATGTATCTCCTACCCCGCATAATGGTTTAGCATTCCAAGAGTTTATTGTTCCGTTACAAGAGCGATATTTTTCCGTCGGGGACGTTGTACTGTTTGCAGACGAATCTCAAGCACGGGTAGTCAGAGAACCATATATGCAAAATAGTTCATGGTGTTATACCATGCAAATGATGGGTGCAGATGGGCAAGCACGGGTTGCCGATTGGGCATTGGCGATTGGAAAAGAAGTTGCTTTTGCATTTACGGCATTTGAGGAAGGTAGCGAAGGTGGTGGTATTAAAGCGCACAGTACTATAGCGTTTAGAAACCAAATGAATACCCAGCGTATGGAATTTGGTATGAC